TCTTCATACTCCGTTGTTGACAGCAGGTCTTTAAGACTCTGTTGCAGATCTTCTAATGATCTGATTTGACCCCTAATATATTGTAGCTTCTCCATGGTGTCAACACTATATATAGCGTATGATTTTAGTTTTTCGACTTCTATTTTAATTTTTTTCTGAACAAGTGATATTGTATCTATGTCCATTATTTTATTTTTTGTAACATCATTTTATTTTCGCCTTTATCTAAGACCTTAAAATCCCAATAAGTTAAAGTTTTTCCTATAACTTCCATATCGTAAACAAAATAATCATCAAAAACAAATCTTGTGCCTTTTCTCGATTTATCTGCAAACCAAAGAGCTTCACGCATAACATCTTTTGTTGTGTGGGGCCCATCAAAATGTACCAGATCAAAAACCTTATCTGTTGAATTAAATAAGTTCATGTATTGTCTATCTGTAAAATGATAGAAATTAAAATTTTTATTATTATCAAAATCTTTTACTAATTCTAATCTCATTTCATCTGGGTAGACTGGAGGTATATCAGTCCACACACCATCTCTTTTCCATTTAATTCCACGTTCTTTTTGTTTATCAAAATGCTCATATTCTCTACTTCCATATGGATCAATTGCTATGTGCTCATATGGTTTATTACCAATTCGTTTTTTTAAACCCAACATTATGACTTGAGATCCAAGTCCTTCACGAACTCCTATTTCGCAGGTAGTAACTGATTTAGGCTCTTCGAAAAAAGGAAGTGTTTCGCACCACTTTTTAAGTAGTTCATATTCTGTGCTATCACCTCTAATGGTCATAATTTAAATTGTTGTAGGACTGCAAGTTTTTCTTCAGCTGCTGCTATTTTCTCAATCATCTTATCTATTTCATCAATGTGTTGTGGGTGCTCACCAATCGCTACAGGTTTTTCTAGATATATTTGAATAGTTGCATCTGCTTCAGATATTTGAGCATTATATCTATCTTCTAGTGCTTGTAGCAATGTTGCTCTTAGACTCATAACGAATCTATATATTATCTATGATTTTTGTAAACTAAAAAACACCTTTAAAATTAGTGCCTTTGATTGCAGCACCTGCACCTCTACAAACCTCTCCGCCTTTTGAAAATTGACCGTAGTTAGTTTCTTTAGGAGGTAATCTTTTTTTATCTCTTATTGGTTTTGGTCTTTTTTTAGGTGGTAGGATAACATCCTTACCAAATTTAGGAACTGGTCTGCCTCTACCTGCATCTCCATACGCACTTGTAGTTGTATCTACCATCATTGATCTAGAGGGTTTAGAAATTTTATTTCTAGAAGCTGTATCTTTTTTTCTACGCTTCATTGCCTCAATGTAAGCTTTTCTTCTTTCAGGGTTTTTCATCATGTTTTGATGAGCTTTGTATGCACCTATATCAGCCATTATATTTTTCCTTGTTTCTTTAATTTCTTTATATCACCTTTAGTAAGACCTGTTAAGTCTACCTTTGGTTTTACCGATGTAATATCTGGAGATACTTTATTAAGTTTCCAAGGTCTAAATAATTTTTTTATCCATTTCCACATTTTATGTCCTTACGTTAGTTGGTTTTGGCCCTGAATTACCTGCTGATCTCTTTCTGGCAACAGCAGAGGCCTTTTGCGACTTTGTCATCGCTGTGGCTTTTGCAAGTGGTACGCACTTCGGATACTTCCGCTTTGAACCACTGGCAGATTTTCTTCCACACTCTTGATACTTGCCACCTTTTTTCTTTGCTCCAATGTCTACCCATTTTTCTTGAAACCATTTTGTTAATCCTCCAGTTTTCATTTTACCAGCAGGAACACAATTTGGAACCATTTTGTTTCCCTTTTTTTTCATACCTTTTTGTACGTAACCATCCCAACAAGTTCCTTGGTTATAGCCACCTTTTTTAAATTTTTTTTTAATAGTTATTCCAACACCGTAAGAAGGTTCAGATTCACCTTTAAAAACATAATCTTTTCCTTTGTATGTTACTTTATCCCTACCTGAACTTTTTGAATAATTTCCAGAGATAGTTATTTTTGTATTTTTTTTATTATAAATATCATACTCACCTTTGATACCATAATTCCTTGATTCTTTTTTTACTTTTACTGGCCCTTGTTTGTTTGTACCACCCTTAATTGAAACACTTGGATATAATTTTAGTTTATTATAGTTGGACACTAGAATACGCCTTTGAAATTTGTCCCTTGCATTGCCATACCACCACCTCTTACTTTAATTGTTTTTAAAGTTTTAGCTTGAGCGGCATGTAACTTAGAAGCTTTGTTTAAACCCTTAATTACTTTTTTAATTTTCATTTCTCCACCGGTATGCATATTACTAATTTCTTTTTTTAATTCTTCTAATCTATTTTTTTTCTTTTTCTTATTTTTTACTTGTGTTGATTCTTCTTTATTTTTTTTCTTGCTAAAAATACCAAAACCACCACTCATCATTTTTTTCATACCTGATTTCTCCAATCTTCCTATTGCTGATTGTGAACCTGCATTAACAGCCATACCAACTTTAGCCTTCTTAGGTCCCCAATCTTTTTTTTTAGTTCCTGATGGATCTTTTATTTTACCTGCACATATTTTACTAGCGTATGCATTTGCGTATGCTGACGGGTACACTTTGAATTTTCTTTTTGCAGCCGATTTACCTCTTGCACATAACTTTGTCATATTCTTTGCATCCTTGGGTTGTTTGATAATATATTTTTTTCTGCTCTTGGTCTTGCCAATGAATCTTTACTTCTTTTACGAAGTTGAGCAGTAGCAGAATCTTTTAACGCTCTTTCTTTTCTTAATTTTTGTAAGTCTCTTTCTAAGTTCATTTTTTACCTGCACCGTTCCTGAAGATTTGAGTTCCCTTAATTCCATAGATGCTCGCCACGACAAGGATCCAGAGATTTGTGAACCAGCTCGGAAGCTGCGAGAACATGTCGAAGAACAATTTTACCTTGTCCATAGCAGACGGATCATCCGATACGACTGCCCAAGCAAGCACCAACACGGGCAAACTTAGAATTATCAAAACGGCCTCGTCTTTCCAATCCGACTGACGTGCCTCTAATAATTTGCCTTGGTAAGCTTCCTGGCCTTGAGCCATTTTTTGTGCATGCATCAGTTGTGCATCTGACATAGCCATTTTAGTTCTCTGCTTATTAGCGTAAATTTTACTTCCTGCACTAACAGCTAATTTGATTGCGCTTAACCACATTATAATATTTCTCCTGTCTTCTTAAACACATGTATTCTATCAAAAGATCAATACATTCGAAAGCCCTTGGACCTGACAGCCTCCATCTCCATGTTTGAGTCCAATGAGACTTTCTTAATCTCACTTTCATAACATTACCACCAAAAAAATCAGAAAATCTATCTAGAATATCTTTATCACACATCTCAATACCGCATTGAAATGTTTTTCTACCTTGACCTTTACCCCAGATACCAAAACTTCCTTCACCATCAAAAAGACCGGCTAAGAATATTAATTTACTTTTTTCGGACAGCTTTTCGTAGGAGTTTTTTAGCATGTTTGAGTTTGATTCCTTGTGGGTTTGGTCCTTTCTTAGGCGGTGGCCCAGATTTAACTCCTCCACTTAATCCTTTTCTCATTTTGATTGTATCTTCTCCCTAGCAACTTCTAAACGTTCGTCAGATTGCTCATCTTGTTGAGCAAGCTTATCGTATTCATATTCTAAACGTTGTGCAGCTCTTTGATTTTCTTGTTGAGCTCTAAATTTAGTTTCATCTGCTTTTCTTTGAAGATCCATAGCTCTTAAATCAATTTCTTGTTGTTTAATTTTAATTAATGGGTCTTCTTTGTTTTGAGCAGCGCTTTCAGCTTGCGCTAATTCTTGTGTTATCTGTGCTGCAAGCTTTGCTACCTCAGCTTCGAACATAATTTCGAACTGTTGTGGATCTTGTTGTCCCAATTGTACCATCTGCGGGTTTTGCATCACCATTTCTTTAACCTGTGCTTTAGCTTTAAATGAAATGTGGTCTGAAATGTGCGATTGTAGTAATGCATACACTTGAGGATTTATCTGAACCATTCTTGTTTGCATAAATGCCATGTGAGCAGCAATATGTGCATCATGATCTTGAAATTCAAACGCTGTAAGCAACTTCATTTGTAATGAACGTGCATTTTCTTTGGCTGGATCTAAAGGTTCCGGCTGTTTTGGTGGTGGTTTAAGAATTTGATCGATAGTTTTAGTGCCAAGTGCTTCATAAACACGTCTATAAGCTTCATGTAAGTTGTGCATTTGTGGATTTGACTGTGCAATTTGCAATTGTGCTTGTGCTAACGTCACTCTTTGTGCCATTGACATAATATTTGGGTCTGCAACAGGTAAAATATCGACTCTGTTGTCAAAATCTGCTTGTTTAATCTGTCTTGGGCCACCGTATACATCGTATGGATACTCTGGTGGTAGTGATTCACTACAAATTCTAGCTAAAATTTTAAATTCAAGCCTCATTGCATAGTAACAACGTTTGTGAACACCACTCATGACACGTGATCCTCTTTCCATCAACGCCATTGTAGTACCAACTGCTCTATTTTGAGTGTCATTACCAACTGCAGTATCTGTAATCGCTGCAAATTTTTGTCCTGCTTGAACAACAAAGCCCATCAGGTTGTATAAAGTTGGTGATGGTTCTGTAAATGGTAGATTAAAAAACTGATCTCTAATATTTCCGCCAGGCGCATCCACGTCTCTGAACTCTCCTGGTTGAATTGGTTGGTCATCATCTCTAACTCTAATACCACGTGACTTAAATCCTGCTGGTAAATTTTTTAAAGTACCTGCATCAATTAATTGTCTCAACGATTGAGTTGCAGCTTGTGATAAACCACCGATCATGTGTGTTAAACCAAAACCATAGAAACCTAATCCTGGTAAAAATTTGTAATGTACAAAGTATTCAACTCTTGAATAACTTAAATCACCTGGTTTGTAATTTCTATAAATAGATAAAATCTCTCCACTACCTTCATCGATTGTGACGATGTATGGAATTTTTATTTTTTTAGCCTTGTCATCAAAATCTTCGTAGTCATCTAGATTTAAATCTACATGCATTTCAAGAATTGTATTTAAATAATCTGAACCATTACCTTTAACACCTTCAAGTTCGTTTAATTTTTTCTGTACTGAATCTGGCTCTGAACTACTGTCAATTAATTCTATATCTCTATAGAAACCTGCAGCCATTTTTTTAGTAACCTCATTCTGAGTCATTTTAATTACATGAGAAATTCTTTCACAGTCTTTTAAATCAGATGCATAGTATGGAACTACTAAGTCTTCTGCTGGAATAAATTTAGATACAGGTCTATCTAATAACGCATCGTAATAAATTTTCTTAAAAGTAGATCCTGATAGGGGTAGATAAAATAACATCTGATCCATGTCAGTTGTATAGTCTTCCATCTCCTCCATCAGCAGGTAGTTCATATAGTCCTTAACTCTATCTGCTTGTTGTTCGGTAGCCGGTGTCTGTAAGCCAACAACCTGTGTTCTTACAGGGCCATCAGATGGTACAAGTTCTTTGTATGCTTGTGCTTGGAATTGTGTAACAGACTCAGCTAATAAAGGATGCGTGACACCGGAAGCTCCTTTGAATGGTTTAGTTACTTCCTGATACTTAGTTCCTAATAAATCTAAACCT